CAAGCCTTCTGGAAAGTTGTTGAAGTTTATTCCGAGGATGGACGACCATCTCGCTTTGAGTGGATCGCTAATCACCGAGTCACTGCAACACTAGATAGCACCAATACTTTTGTTAGATCTTATGCAGTCGATGGCACTACTTTGCCAATGGACGGCTTGGGATCTTTAATCACTTTCCAATCATTAGGCGATGGCATTCTTAACACTGGAGTGCAGACAATTCGCGCAGCTATTGATGTCCAGAAGTCAGCAGCGATTGCAGCAGCTACTCCGATGAGTACTGGTTTCATTCAGAACTCAGGTGCTGATCTACCACCGGCAGAAGTGCAAGGATTATTAGCGGCATGGAAAAGAGCTCGTCAAAGTAATTCAACTGCTTATTTAACAAGCACTTTAGATTATAAGACTGTCGGCTTCTCTCCTAAAGACATGATGTACAACGAGGCTATCCAGAATCTTGCTACTGAAATTGCTCGTCTATGCAATGTGCCAGCGATCTATGTGTCAGCAGATCAGAACTCAAGTTATACATATCAGAATGTTAATGATGAACGCAAGCAATTCTTAACGCTATCTCTACAGCCATTTATTACTGCGATTGAAGATCGGTTGTCAATGGATGACATCACTGCTCGTGGCAATGTAGTTAAGTTCGATATTGATAAGAACTTCCTGCGCACTGATCCACTGCAAGAACTCGCAGTAATTGAAAAACTCCTAGCCCTTAATTTGGTTACCCAGGAACAGGCTATGGAAATGACAGATCTAACACCTAACGGAAGCAATGGTCTAGAATGAACCAAGTAATCACCTTCTCAGCTGATCTCACAGCAGACTCAGCAAGTCGCACAGTATCAGGCAAGATTGTGCCTCTCAATGTCGAAGCAGGATCTACCAACATGGGCAAAGTAATCTTTGCTTCTGGATCTATTGCTATCGAAGATCCTAAAGCAATCAAGTTGCTAAGTCAGCATGATGCTAAGAAGCCATTAGGTCGCATGGTTTCTTTTAGCGAATCAGATAACTCAATCGATGCAGTCTTTTCTATCAGTCGCTCACAGCGCGGTACAGAAGCTCTAATCCTTGCAGAAGAAGGATTGCAGAGCGGTCTGTCAATCGGGGCAGAAGTCCTCAAGTCAAAGATCAAGGATGGCGTTACTTATGTATCTGCTGCTCGCTTGGTCGAAGTAAGTTTAGTAACAGAGCCAGCCTTTAAGTCTGCTCAGGTTACTGATATTGCAGCAGAAGAATCTGCTGTAGAAGAAATCACCCAACCAACAGAAAGCGAGACAGCCACCGTGGAAAACACCACTCCAGCAGTCGAAGCAACACCAGTTGAAGCACCAGCGGTTGAAGCTGCTCGCCCAACTGTTTCAGCAGCATACTTCACAAAGCCACGCATTGAAGTAACAGCAGCTAAGTACGCAGAAAACACAATCCGTGCAGCTCTAGGTGACGACAATGCTCGTCAATACCTTCGCGCAGCAGATGACACAACAGACAACGCAGGACTTGTTCCAACTCGTCAGTTGTCAGAAATCATCAACCCACTATCAACAACAATCCGTCCTTCAATCGATGCAATCTCTCGTGGAGTATTGCCAGATGCAGGTATGACTTTCGAGATTCCAAAGATCACAGCAGTTCCAACTGTTGCGATTGAGCCAGAAGGCGATGCGTTCAGCGACACAGATCAAAACGCTGCATTCCTATCTGTATCAGTACAGAAGTATGCAGGACAGCAGACATTCTCTGTTGAATTGCTAGATCGTACATCTCCAGCATTCTTTGATGAGCTAGTGCGTAACATGGCAGCAGCTTACGCAAAGGCAACTAACGCAGCAGTCAATGCAGCACTTATCTCAGGTGCAACAACAGATGCAACAACAGTTGCAACATATCCAACAGCAGCAGAATTGCTAGGAATTGTTGCTCGCGGTTCAGCATCAGTCTATGCAGCAACAGCAGGACTACCTAACCCATTCGCTCGCAACATGGTTGTCTCAACAGGACAATGGTCTAACATCATGTCATTGAACGATGCAGGTCGCCCAATTTACACAGCATCACAGCCAATGAACGCAGGCGGTCAAGTATCACCAACATCACTAACAGGTAATGTTGCAGGACTTAACCTCTATGTAGATCCTACAAATGGTGGCGATGGCGATGGAACAATCCTCATCGTGAACCCAGATGCTTACACATGGTACGAGTCACCAACATACCGCCTACGCGCAGAATCAACAGCTAACGGATCAGTTACAGTTGGTTACTACGGATTCGGTGCTATCGCAACTAAGGTTGGCGCTGGCGCATTCAAGAATAACAAGGCGTAAAAACTCACTAAGTCGCTCTGGGGAGTAGTAGCCCTCTACTCCCCAGAGTCTTGAGAAAGGATCATCATGGCACTTACAACAGTCGCAGAACTCCGTGCAACACTCGGAGTCGGTACTTTGTATCCAGATGCAACCCTTCAAGAGGTATGTGATGCAACAGATGTAGTCCTTCTGCCTATGCTTTGGCAGAACGAGCTTTACAACACTCATCAAAGCCTTACAAACAATGTGGCAACTCTTTACTTTGGTCAAGAGATTTCTAAAGATTTCTATGTAGGACAAAGCATAATTATTACTAAAAACGGAAGCCCATATAACGGCACTAAGACAATTACTGCCATCGGTTCGGGCTCACTTTCATATGCTGCAACTGGAGCAGATCAAGGCACTCATGCCGTCCAGCCTTTTGGAATTGTTGCAGGAACAGTCACAGACTATGCAACTGACACAGCAGTTCAGCAAGCAGCTTTGATGATATCTGTTGAAATCTGGCAAGCGCGTACAGCCACTCTCTCAGGCAGTAACGCTGTAGATTTCCAGCCAAGCCCTTACCGAATGAGCGCACAGCTTCTCGCTAAGGTGCGAGGATTGATCGCGCACTGCTTATCACCTAACTCAATGGTGGGCTGATGCCTGTTGCCGTCACTACTCTCAGGACTACATTAGCAACGGCTTTAGTCGATAACGCTAAGTGGCAGACTTTTGCATTTCCACCTGCCACAGTCCTGGCTAACTCTGTAATTGTTTCTCCAGATGATCCTTATCTGACACCAAGCAACAATCAACACATTTCAATTAGCCCAATGGCTAGTTTTAAGATCATCATGACAGTGCCACTCTTTGACAACGAGGGAAACCTTAACGGCATCGAGGACACAATCTGTGGCGTGTTCGCAAAGCTCGCTGCATCATCTTTGACCTATAATGTAAGCGCAATAAGCGCACCAAGTATTCTCAACGCTGCATCGGGTGACCTACTCAGCTGCGAGATGTCCGTATCAATCCTAACGAGTTGGAGCTAAACATGTCCGAGTGGGAACAAGAAAACGCTGACTTCCTGAAGAAAATCGGGCAAGTAAGCACACCAGCACCAAAGCCAGTAACTACTAAGAAAGACGAGGAATAATCTCATGGCTGTATTTCTAAACAATAAAGTTGGCGTGAAGATTAACACTGTTGATCTTTCTGACCATGTCACAAGTATTACTCTGAATCGCACATTTGACGAATTGGAAGTCACAGCGATGGGTGACACAGCACACAAGTTCGTTAAGGGCTTGGAAGCATCATCTGTAACAATCGACTTCCTAAACGACACAGCATCAGCGAATGTATTGGCAACACTACAAGCTGCATGGGGTACAACAGTCACATGTGTATTCCTACAGGAAAAGGGAACAGCAGTATCTGCTACTAACCCTCTTTACACAGTGTCACTTCTAGTGAACAACACAACAGACATCAATGGTGCTGTTGGCGATATGTCCACACAGTCGATCACATTTACTGCTAACTCAACAGTTGCAGTGGCATCAACAGGCACATTCTAAACAAACTATAAAGGGGCAAACTCATGGCAAAACTAAAGATAGTTCGTACAGATGGAAGCGTATTGGAAGGCGAGATCACTCCAGCAGTGGAGTACTCATTCGAGCAATACGCTAAAAAGGGCTTCCATAAGGCGTTCCGCGATGAAGAAAAGCAGAGCGATGTCTATTGGTTAGCATGGGAAGTAACACGCAGGTCAGGTGAAACTGTTAAGCCTTTCGGGATTGAGTTTATCGAGACACTTAAGAGTGTTGAGGTATTAGACTCTGACCCTTTAGCTTAAAGCGCGATCTTCCGTTCACCTATCTAATTGCTAGGCTAAGCATTAGATTGGGAATCGCGCCACAGCAGTTATTAGATCTAGATAAGACCATGCTCGATGCATTAGTGCAAGGGCTCAAGGATGAAGCGAAAGAGGTGAGCGATGCCAGCAAGCGTAAAAGGCGGCATTGAACTCCGTAAAGCTTTGCGCTCTTATGCTCCAGATCTTGCTAAGGAAACCCAGAAGGAAATCAAGATAGCCATTACACCAATTTCTAAATCGGCTAAAGGTTATGTTCCAGATCGCGGAGAAGTGTTAAGCGGATGGCTGCCACGGCAGATGTCTGAGGGAACATTCCCTACCTTTAATCCTTCTGAGGTTAAATCTAAAATTGGTTTTAAGACAAGTCCATCAAAGCCTAACTCCAGAGGATTTAGATCGCTTGCTCAAGTATTTAACAAGAGCAGAGCTGGATCAATCTACGAAAGAATGGGCAAGGTTACCCCTGAGAGTCGATTCGTTCTCAATCAAGATGGCAAGTTTCGTGCGCCTCTCAAGGGTAAAGATAGAATGCAAGGTCGCTTGCTTTATCGTGCCTATGATGAGAATAATGGCAAGGCTAGACAAGGCGTTCTTAAAGCCATTGCAACAGCAGGCACTAAACTTAATCAAAGAGCAACAGTGAGAGGCTAATCATGGCTAATGTAATTATTGACATTGCTGCCGAGTTCACTGGCAAGAAAGGCTTTAAGCAAGCCGAAACAGCAACAGACAAGATGACCAAGAATGTCAAGAAATTGGCAGGGGCATTGGGTCTGGCTTTTGGTGGACAGCAGATTCTTGCTTATGGTAAGGCTGCCATTAAAGCAGCAGCAGAAGATGAGAAGGCGCAGAAGCAATTAGCCCTAGCTCTTAAGAATGTTGGACTCGGTCGAGATGCCGCATCTTCTGAGGAGTACATCCAGAGATTACAAAGCGAGTTCGGCATCCTTGATGACAAGCTGCGTCCTGCGTATCAGACATTAGCGGTAGCAACACAAAACACTAACGAAGCACAAAGACTTCTCAATCTTTCATTAGACATAAGTGCTGCAACTGGCAAAGATTTAGCATCGGTTACAGGAGCGTTAAGTCGTGCATACCTGGGTAATAATGCTGCGCTGTCTCGTTTAGGTGTTGGCATCTCAAAAGCAGATCTTAAGGCTGGCAAGTTCGAGGATATTATCGGACAACTGGAGACCACATTCGCGGGAGCTGCAACACAGTCTGCTAACACTTTTCAGGGCTCAATCGATAAGTTAGGCGTTGCTGCTGCTAACGCTTCTGAGATCATTGGTACAGGTTTAATTGATGCTCTTAAAGGCTTAGGCGAACAGGACTCAGTCGATAACCTAGCAAGTGCCATGCAGAATACAGCGATCTACATTGCCGATGTCATTCGTGGTGTTGGCGAACTGACAGAAAAGTTAAAGTCATTGCCCGGGGTTTCTGGATTAAATGTTGGAATGATTCCGATTCTTGGTACTTATCTAGAGATCTTAAGAGGCATGGGTCAAGTCGCTGCTGGTAGCGGTGTACAGGCACAGGGATTAGCAGATCTAGCCAGACTTCAAGCTGAGTATGTTGTCAAGACTTTAGGGGCTAAAAAGAAACTTACAGCAGAAGAAATAAAAGCATTAAAGGCTGCTAAATTAAAACTGGCCATTGATAAGGCGAACCTTGCTCTTGGCAAGGGTGAAGAAGTCTTTGACATGGAGAAGATCCAGAATGCAGCAGCTCTCCAGAATCAAGCAGAGCTGTTAGCCAGATCCACAACAGACACTCAAAGATTACAGATTGCCAATGACACGGCTCGCCTAAACATCAAAAAGTCGATGTCAGATCTAGAAGATGCTATTGCTGCTAAAGATGAAGCAGCCATCACTGCTGCAACCAAGAGACTTAATGAAGATGTCAAAATCTTTAACGCACTGTCTGGTCAGAATGTAAAACTTCAAGATATTAAATCTATCCTTGAAGGTCTTAAGCCAGCCGATCTAATCAATCTAGGCAACCTAGATGCAGCCCTTGCTAAGATCCGAGAGATGCTGGACTTGCTTTCTAAAGCCAATACCGAAAGTAAAGCCAAGATTCCGACAAGCGGATCACTAGGATCAGGCATTCCAGCAGGAGACTTTATTGCGCCTATCTCAACAGCGGGCGGATCTATTGAGGCTATTCTTGAATATGCAGATGCTGCCTCAGCTCGTGCCAATGCTTTCGCAGATCTACTAGATATGCAGAATGCTCAAGATCTACGCGACCTCATTGCTTACCAGAGTTCAGTCGGTGACTTCGGTGGCTATAGCCCTTACATGAACCGAGGCGGTTCAGGCGGTGGCTCAGGTGGCACAAACATTACAGTCAATACTGGAGTCGGTGATCCAGAAGCTATCGCTAGAGCTGTAGAAGATGTGATCCGTCAGTCATATCAGCGAGGCACTAGCTCTACAGGACTTCTAGCCGTATGACATGGCTTCCAGAGTGGCGCATCACAGTCGGAACGATTGTCTATACCAATGTAACTGGGGTAAGTCTTACTACAGGTCGCATTGATATCGATCGCCAATGTCAAGCAGGTTATGCCCGCATGGACATCATCAACTCCACTAATGCCCTCTTTGACATAGATGTTACAGATTCCCTGACTTTAGAGCTCAAAGATAGCGGTGGCACTTATGTGCCTGTATTCGGTGGCACAGTGTCAGACTTCTCAACCTCAGTCAGAAGCCCAGAAGAAATCGGATATGTAACTCTCGGGTCAATCCTTGCAGTCGGTGCTCTGGCTAAACTGCCTAAGGCGATCTACACAGATTCTGTGGCACACAATCTAGATGGCGAGCAGATCGCTATTATCTTACAGGAACTGTTAGTCAATGAATGGATCGAAGTAGCACCTGCACTTCAATGGGTCAATTACGATCCAACTACTACATGGGCTAATGCTGAGAATGTGGGCTTGGGCGAGATCGATGCTGGTCTTTATCAGATGGACAACCTCAGTGCAGCAGATCGCAACACTCAGACCTTAGTCCAACAGATAGCAGACAGCGCACTCGGAACGCTTTACGAGGACAAGCAGGGGCGCATAGCCTATGCAGATGCGGATCATAGAATCAACTACTTAGCAGCTAATG